TCGCCAAGAACTTTGCCTTGTTGGAAGTACGTCGCCATTGAATTAACAATTTCGCGTTCGCGCTCGTATGTTATTTTGAGCGATTCATAAAGTGGTGTTTGTTTCATTCTTGTTCTGTTTTTATTTCTTCAGGTTCACGCAAATAAGTCTCCGCAGTTAACGACAGTACAAACAATAGTATCCACCAACCCACATCTATAATTTTAGACATTTCAGTTCCTGTAATGGCTGAATATCCAAGTAAGATATAAAGATAAATTGCAATTGCAACATCAAATAACTTCAAAAATATACTTAGTATTTGTTTAATTTTTTTCATTTGTTTCATAATTTTTCTAGTTCTGTTTTTACTTTGTTCCAATAATTTGAAGGGTAAAAACTTCCGTTATTATATTTTTGTTCTTGCTCAATCAATTCATCTATTGCAGTTAAAGCGCATTGTTTACAATGAATAGGATCTGCATTAGTATGAAACAAAATTCGATACATCTGCGAGTATAATTCTTCCGCCTTTTCTTTTTCGCTCATGAAAATAAATGAATCAATAAAGAAGTAATTAAAGCGGTAACAAGATAAGAAATGATTTTTGTATATTTCTTTTTAGTTTCCTTTATACTTTCCCAGACATCTTTTTCATACTCACGAAACTTTTTTCTTGTGTAAGGATATTCAATGTTGTAGTATTCGTAGTATTCGTGGTCTGTTGCTTTTTCCGTCAGTTTAACTTTGTCTTCACCTGCAGAAACCGCTTTAATATAATCTTCATTCGAAGTATGTAAAGCTTCTATTTCTTCAATTGAATTTTCAATTTCATATTCTGACACTCTACAATTTGAAGGTTGAGTGTAAAAGAATTTGTACACTCCATTTTCTGTTTTTGCTACGTTACCAATCATGTTATTTATTTTTATTTGTTATGCTTTTGTTCTTGCTTCTTTTGAATTAGCGGCTGCGTTTTGTAACACTTTAAAGTTGTTTGGAAAATAAGTCATTGCAGCTTTTCTGCTCATGTTAAACCAAAACGTTGCAAAATCCATGTAGTTATCGAATTTGTACTCGTTGTTGAATTTGTCTGTGAAGTTGTTGTAAGCGTTCATTTTGATTTTGTTTGTTTGTTGAGTACAAATGTATGCTAAACTTTTGAACTACCAAATAAAAACTAAACTTTTTTTCATTTTTTTTATCCGACAACATACTGTCCATAACTTGGATTGAGTTCGAAATACATTCGCATCATTATTGCGTCGGCAACGTCGGGCGAAATACCTTCGCGGTTCTTGATTACGTCTTTCGGTGTTACTTGCAATTTACCTTCCACGTCTGCGCGGTGGCGTTTAATCATCTCCAGCTCCTTGACGATTTGTTCTTTGCGTCCGTTTACAAGAATAGTTATCTTGTTTTCTTCAACGTATTGCGCTAATTTGTAGTAACATTCGCTTTTGAGATTTTGATATTGCGGTTGTTTGGGTTTAGATCCGTTGAGGAATCCTTGACATTTCAAATAATCACGGCAACCCCCTCCAACCCCATCTTCATCGACCAAAATATCTTGGAGTAAAATTGAATAGTTCTTGCCTAATTCACGAATCCTGTTCACTACTTCGTCAACTCCTGCTCTACTCATCTCTACAATTTCAATAAGTGTTAATCCATTCCAAACGCAAATGATTGTCCTATCCTTTCCGAAACGCGCTATGTCGGCTGTGATATATTTCTTTCCTTCAATTAGTTCGTTGCGGAACATACGCAGCAGGTTGTCCGTTGAAAACAACTTGTCGGAGTCGTCGTCAAACTCCCAGTTCCCTTCTAAAAGACGTTTGCGGTCGTACTCTGGAAGTCTTCGTAACGATTCAATGTAAGCAACGGGAAGGAAGGGATTGTCTTGCGGTAACGCTTGAACGAAAGCACGATGTGAAGGTAGTTCGTTCCTGTTGTTCTTAATATAAAACTCATTATAAAGCCAACCCTTTGCAGGATTACACGACAAGAAACCTTTCGGAATAAGACCGTATTCGTTTAACTTAAAACGACAGCGCGAGTGAACAATGCTCACCGCCTTTTCGGTTACTTCGGAACATTCGTCAATGAAGTAGTCTGTAATTTCGAGCGACCCGAGGCTGTTAAAATTTACATCTGAGGGGTAAGCAAACAAATCTTTTAGCACTATTTCGCTTCCATTGAAGAACTTAATCACGTTCGATTGTCCGTTGAAGGTATAGTGTTTATTGGCTATCAATCCAAACTCCTCAGCCGTTTCAAAGAAGGTGTTTAACGTCGTCTTTTTAAGCGTATCTAATTTGCTTCGTCCAATAAGAGAACGTGTCCCTGCGTATTTCAAACGTCGTTGTATCTGCCACATACAACCGAACTTCGTCTTCCCACCGCCTGCCGCGCCACCGTATAACAACTGCTCAACGATGCTATCGGTATTTAAGAAGTTCAACGCTTCAATCTGACGCGGCAGGTATGTTGGTTTATAGGGTTGCATTAAAATAAACTTAATTGAGGTTCAACCACAGGACAAAATTCGTCTTGCATTATCTGAACAATACGATCGTATTTCTTCAAGTCATTGTTTTGCTTTACTTGGTGTAATAGCAATTCAAGACCTGCGTTGAACGCTTCGTCCTTCGTTGGATAAACGCAATGTTCCGCGTGGTAAAGTAGCGGTTGAGACCAACCCTGCTCACGTCCGTAAAACCTTATTGCGTAACTCCACAAACCACGTTGAACGATAGCGGTGCTAACCTGCGCTTCATATCCATTGATGCACTTGTAAGTTTTCAAGATAGGGTTCTCGCAAACACCTTGCTCGTTGAATGTAAATTGACTCATTGCTTCGACAAATAAAGTTTATACAATTCTCTCAACCCTTCAAACTGGATTGATTCTTTAACGAGTTGACGTTTGCGGTCGCTCATTCGTTCAACCATTCCTTTTGAAAGTTGTTGTTCGTTGAAGACTGTCTTTCTCGCCTTCGCCTTGCACAAATTGTATTCGTCGTCCGTGAACGTCTCAGCCGTTATCCTTTTGCTTTCTTCGAGCCAACGCATCATTGACACCCCTCGCAGTTCTAACGTCGTGTATTTGCTTTGTTTGAAGCTCTCAATATCTTCTTGAAGCATACGTCTCCAACTGTCATCGTTTACCGCCATTTCGTTCTCTGTTATTTGTTGTGATTTTTCCTCTATCGCATTTGCGATTTCTCTCTGAATTTGTAGGTTTGCTTTGTCGCGATGTGGTTTGTAGCAAGTCAACACGTCGCCTATAAAAGACACGCTTAAAGCTCCGAAGTGTTCGCATTTTTTGGACAGTTCATTTGCCGCGTTCATTTCAAACGCAAGGTTGAAGTGTTCGAAAGTAACCCATCGAAAGTGTTTAACGATGAACTCGTGCAGCATTTGAAGTAACTGCGCTTCTGGAAGTGCTATTCCGTACATCGCGCACACCTTTGAGCATAACTTAACGAACGTTGGAAGGTCGTAGTCGGCTACAAACGCGCTTTCGCGTTCGGCACGATCAATCCTTTGTGTAGTTGTGAGCGTCGTTGTAGATGCGTTGCGCAGCATCGGAGTCGAATTTTCCATTTTTGATTTTAGTTTGAGTTTGGTTTGTTTGAGTTGTTGCAAATTTAGTTAAGTCCCACGTTCGTACCGCAGCCTTCCAGTCTTTCATTTGATTACGTCCGACCTTCCAACCATTCGCTTCGTAGTGCGCGTGGAACTTCTCGGAAAATACAAGCGCATCGTCTTTGATTATAAAACAAAATTTCTCGCAAACGTACTCATGGATTTCTTGAACCGTTGGTTTCTTGAATGGCGACTTTTTTTCTTTCGCTATTAGCGTTGGTGTGTTTGTTGGAACGGACAAGCGAATAATCAAGTCGTTTATCTTTTGTTCCTGTTCATGCGCCTTTGCTTCGAGAATCTCTATTCTCTTTTTGAGTTGTAGTATTAGCATAAAATTAAATTTGTGTAATTATTGTGAAATCCTCTAAGCATTTTAGATAAATGACCTTGTGAAATTCCTAAAGCGGAAGCCGCTTCTGTCACACTACTGTATATAACTCCAGTAAACGGATTCATTACAAATTTAGTTTTAGTTGATTTTGGCTTCCTACCTAACTCTCTATAGCAGTGAATCATATTTTCGGATCTGGTAGACCATTCTAAATTTTCAAGTCTATTATCTTGCTTGTTACCGTTCTTATGGTTAACCTCTTTTTTACCCATAGTATTTGGAATAAAGGCTTCCGCTAAAATTCTATGCTGAGAGACACTCTTTATTTTACCATTAGTATAGATTTTAACCCTCATATAACCATCGGTATCTCTGGAAAATTTTACAACCTTACCAGTTTTGTTGTTAATTAAGGTGCCGTCAACATAAATTGAGTAATTTGTATTTGGTATTATTTTACTTCTTTGTTTATTTTCCATAATTTTTATTTTTTTATTTACCCCCACCCTTCACCTTTCGCGTCGTCGTCTGCGTAGTCCCACTCGTGGCAGTCGTCGCACAAAACGATTTCTCCTTCGTCGTCGAGAAATTCATAAGCCGAGTCCCAGTCTTCAAATTCTTGATCCTGCAGAACGAAGTCAACGCGTTCTCCTAAAAGTTCCTTGTCGCAGTTGGGACAAAATGTTAAATCGCTTTTCATATTGTTTGATTATTTGATTTTAGATTTCTTTTTTAAGGCTAACTCTTTCTTGTATTCGATATGTTCGACAAACTTACTAAAAAATATCATTGGTTTAGCATAACCTCA